TTCGACCTGCTGATCGGCGACGCCGGCACCGCCAGCGAAGTCCCCATCGACTGGAACCTGACCGCCCCGCCTACCATCGACAACGGCGCCGTCACCGCCACCGGGGCCACCGCCGGCACGCCCGGCTTTTACACCCCTAGCGGGGCGACCGTGCCCGCCAACCTGGCCGCCCTCACCGGTATCACCGCGTCACCGGCCACGGCGTGGGCGACGGGCCAGTACGTGATCACCGCCGACCTGCTCGCCGCCCACTGGTCGGGTAGCGCCTGGGCGTCCGGTAAGGCCTGATGGCCGCACCTTTGGTCGAGGTGGTCGGGTTGAAAGCGTTCCAGCGGGATTTGAAGAAACTGTCCGACCCGACCGCCGGCGACCTGGCGAAAGTGTTGGTGCAGGCCGGCCGGGACGCCCTGACCCCGATCGCCTACCAGGTCCGCGACGCCTACCCGGCCATAACCGGCACCCTGCGGGGCACGGTGCGGGTCACGTCCTCGCGGACCGGGGCGGCCGTCCGGGTCGGCTCCAAAAAGGTGCCGTACGCGGGGCCGGTCGATTTCGGCGGCTACCCGGCCGGCCGCCCGTTCTACAAGGATGGCCGCTACCTGTACCCGACCGCCAAACCGTTGGCCGGTGTCGCCCAACGGCTCTACGAACGGGACATCAGCCAGGCCGTCGCCGATTACGGGTGGACGAACACCACCACCAGCCCGGGACAGGTGCATGACTGACGCCGACCAGCCGCTCCCGGACCTGATCACCGCCAGCCAGGCGTTCATCGCCCGTCTCCCGTCGCAAAGGGTGATCGACCTTTTGGCCCGCCTCGAGCCCGGCGTGAAGTTCGGGGAGCTGATCGAAGCCCAACCGCCCCGCATGATCGCCTTCCGGGTGTTACTCCGCGACTTCCCGACCCGGGACCCGGCCAGCCTGTGGTTGCACGCCTACGACTGCGAGGTGGCGCTGATCGAACCGGACCCTACCAACGGGAGCGCGCCCGCGCCCTCGCCGTTTTCTGCGCCTACTACAAGCTGAGCCCGACGGTGGCCGAAGACCTCGACGACGAGATCTGGCAGGCCATGGTCGACGTGATGGTCCGCGAGGCCGACCACATCCGGGACCAAACCGCCAAACTCCCCAAGAGGTAGACGGTGGCTAACAGCCCGTCGATCATGGTCCGGGTCCTCGGCGACCTGACCGGCCTCAACAAAGCTTTCCAGGATGCGACCACGAAAGGCCAGAAGGCGGCCGGCACGCTGCATACGGCCCTGTCCGGCACCCTGGCCGCGCTGAACCAGACCGGCGTCCTCGGCCCGTTCGCCGACGCCCTGGCCGGTGTCGACCAGTCCCTGGCGACGATCGGCGATCACGCCAAAAAGTTGGGGCCAACCATGCTCGGTGTCGGCGGCGCCCTGGCCGGTGTCGGCGCCGGCCTGACCGCCATCGGCTCCAAAGACGAGGCCGCGCACAAGCAGTTGCAGGCCGCCGTAGAGGCGACCGGCAAAAGCTACGACGATTACGCCAAACAGGTCGAAGACGCCATCAAGTCCCAAGAAAAGTTCGGGCACACCGCCGGCGACACTTCCGACGCCTTACGGATCCTGACCACCGCCACCGGCGACCCGGCCAAAGCCCTCCAATACTTGGGCACCGCCTCCGATCTGGCCGCCGCCAAACACGAATCTCTGTCGGCCGCGGCCGGCCAGCTCGGCAAGGTCTACAACGGCAGCACCCGGCTGCTAAAAGAGTTCGGAGTCGAGGCTGGCACCAAAACCACCACCGCCACCAAAGCGCTCGAGGCGGCCACCAAAGCGGCCGCGACCGCCGACCAGAACGCCGCCAACGCCAAACAACGTCTGGCCGACCTCGAGGCGATAGATGCCGGCAAGAAACATTTGACCACCTACGAGGCCATCGCCTTGCGGGACGCCGAACGCAAGGTCACCGACACCGCCCAGGCGGCCGCCGACGCCCACCAGAAACTCGCCGCCGCCCAGGACACGGCCACCAAATCGGCCGGCCAGCAGGGCTCGGTCATGACCGCCCTGGCCACCAAACTGCACGGCCAGGCCTCCGCCGCGGCCGACACGTTCGGCGGCAAACTGGCCGCCCTGAAAGCCAAAATTGAGGATGCCGCCGCGGCGTTCGGCCAAAAATATGGGCCGGCCATCACCGCCGCCGGTTCGGTGACCGCCGGTCTCGGCGGGGCGGTCACCGCCGCCAACGGTATCTCCCAGATTTTCGCCAAAACCCAGAAAGACGTCTCGGCCGCCACCAAAGAGGCAGCCGCCGCCGCCGAAAGCGGCCAGCTGGCGTTCAAGGGTCTGGGGGTGGCCGAAGACGAGGCCGGCGCCTCCGGGCTGGTCATGCTCGGCACTATCGGGCTGGTCGTCGTGGCTATCGCCGCTCTCGGTGTGGCCGCCTATCTGATCTACCGCAACTGGTCGACTATCTGGCCGGCCATGAAAGCCGCGGTGGTCGACGTGTTCGACTGGATCAAAAATAACTGGCCGATCGTCCTCGGTATTCTCACCGGCGGGCTCGGTCTGGCCGTCGGCGAGATCATCCAGCACTGGAACACCATCCTCAACTTCCTGGAAGGCGTGCCCGGCCGGATCGCCCATCTGGCGACCGGCATGTGGAACGGGATCGCCAACGCCTTCGTTGATGTCATCAACTTTGTTATCCGCATCTGGAACGACCTGCATTTCAAGATTCCCAGCGTCGGGTTCGGCCCGTTCCGGACACCCAGTTTCACGCTCGGCCTGCCGCAGATTCCCGACGTCCCCCATCTGGCTCAGGGCGGCCTGATCACCCGGGACGGTCTCGTTTACGCCCACGCCGGCGAAGCCATCACCCCCGCCGGCCGGGCCGGCCCGGCGATCGTCATCAACGACGCCCACTTCTCGTCCGATATCGATATTGAGCTGTTCTTGCGTCGGGCGGCGTGGACCATCCAAACCCAAAAAATATGAGGTACCCGTATGGCTGACAACATTTCGACCGGCGTGGCCAACAGTGTGCTCGGACTGCTGTTGAACGGGACCGGGTTCGCCGGGTTCACGCCCGTCTACGTCAAACTCCATGTCGGCGCCCCGGGCGCGGCCGGTACCAGCAATCCGGCCGGTAACACCACCCGCCAGTCGGCCGGCGCGTTCGCCACCCCGGCCGGCGGCAGCACGACCAACAACGCCGCCGTCAACTGGACGTCCGTCAGCACGAGCGAAACCTATTCGCACGTGTCGTTGTGGGATTCGCCGACCACCGGCACGTTCATCGCCTCCGGCGGCATCACCGCCAGCGCGATCCTGGCCGGACAGAACTTTCAGATCCCCGCCGGCGGCATGACCGTGTCCTTGCCGGTCGCTTCCTAGGAACAGTAATGGCACCGCCGGTCGCCGGCTATCAGGCCTGGTATGACGCCCAGGCCATAACAGGCGTGGCGGACGGCACCGTCCTGGCCAACTGGCCTGACCTGACCGGCAACGGCGTCAACCTGAACAACCATGCCGGCACCCCCACCTATTTTTCGACCACTACCGCCAAACTGATCAACGGCCACCCTGCCGTCTATTTCAACGCCGACGGTTACATGTCGTCATCGTCGGCGCTTTCGGTCGCCCAGCCGTTCACCATATTCGTGGTCTACAAGTATGCGGCGTCGGGAACGAGATACACGTGCGGTTCGGCCGGCAGTCTGGCGGTCGGCAACGACGGGTCGGGCGGCGTGTACCGCATCTATGCCGGCAGTTTTATAAGTGGCGGCACACCCGACACCGCCGTCCACGTGGTAACCGCCCAATTCCATGGCAGTACCTCTCTCATACGGGTCGACGGGACCCAGATCGTTTCCGGTAATGCCGGGGCTACCGGTATGAGCAGCTCGTTCGTGGTCGGCGATTCGTCACCGTCGGTTGACGCCGCCGTGTGGGGCGGACCTATCGGCGAGATCATCGTCTACCCGTCGGCCCTGTCGACCGCCAATATGGCTTCGGTTGAATCGTATCTGTCATCCAGATGGGTGGCGGCCGTACCGGTCACCGGTACCGCCACCATCACTATCGGCCCCTTGGCGGTGGCGTCGACGCCGGGTGTGATCGGCGCCTGCCTTCGCAAAGCCTGGCTCACCCTGGGAGATCTGGACGTGTCCCTCGAGGACCCCACCCAGGGGTATTTCTGTACCCAGCTCGACCTCGGGTATCCGGCCGTCCGCGAGGTCATATCGAACAACCCGGACCGTAACGGTGCCCAGGATCGCACCCAATATCTGGGCTCGCGGGTGGTGTCGGCGAATATCACCACCCTGGCCGGCGCCGGCGGCCGCATCGACCAGGTCGCCTCGATGTTCGCGCCGTTCATGCTGCCCTCGGCGCGCCCCGTCCTGCACTATGTGCTCGACCGTCCAGGATTACCGGAACGCACCCTCACCGTACGGGCGTCTGGGTATGCGTGGCCGGTCGCCGGTCCCTACCAGCGGGACATCCAGTTGCAATGGGTGGCCAGTGATCCGGTCGCCCGTGATCCCAACCTGAAAACGGCGACCGCCCTCATCGCCGGGTCGGCCACCATCGCCACCCCCGGCGACATACCGGTCCTGCCCGTGTTCCGGATCACCGGACCTTTGACCGGCCCGTCGATCGGTCTCGGTCTGGCCGGCCCCCCCTATACGACGTGGTTTCTGGCTTTCCTGTCGTCGTTCTCGTTGACCACCGGCCATTACGTCGAGATCGACACGGCAAACCGGACCGTGTTCCTGGACGGCGACCCGGCCCAACCCCGGTTGGCCTCGATGGACTGGACCGTCTCGAGCTGGCAGTGGATCCCGCCCCTGCCGTCCTCGACGATCATGAGCCTGACCGGCAGCGGCGACGGGCCCACCACCCGGGTCGACGCCATCTGGCAGGACGGCTACCTCACCTAACGACCATGGCCGTCCTGTACTGCGCCGTCTTCACCAGCAGCCGGGTGAAAATGGTCGACACCGCCACCACGACCGTCACCCAGGCGACCGCGCCCGTAACGGTAATACAGGCTGCCGTCTCCCCTGACGGCCTGTGGGTTGCCTACAGCACCACCCTCAGCGGCGTGTGTTTCATGCCCACCAGCACCAACGTGATGGGCTCGCTGATCACCACCGGCCTGTCCGCCACCTACGGGATCGCCTGGGCGCCGGACAGCTCGAAAGCCTATTTTTACGGGGTCGGCGGCGTGCAATCGTGCACGCCGGCCGGGACGCTCGGCCCGGTATGGACGGTAGCCGGCGCCGCCGCCACCAAAATGGCTATCAGCGCCGACGGCGCCCACCTGTACTGCACGGCGTCCAGCTCCATACAGGTCGTCGACACCGCCACCGGCGGCACCGTTCACACCTGGGGCGCTATCCCCGGCTCGTACGCCGTCGTGGTCAGCCCCGACGGCTCACACCTGTACGTGTCCGACTACATCAGTCAGGTGTGGCCGATAGCTACCGCCACCGGCACCATCGGCACCGCCATATCGGCCGGTAACACCCCATCAGATCTGGCTATCTCCGCGGACGGGTCCACCCTGTGGGTAGCCGAACAGCTGAACGACCAGGTGCAGGCGTTCAATCTTCCGTCCGGGATCCTGCCGCCCAGCACCTTCGCTATCAGCCGCCCCTACCAGCTGGCCATGACCGCCGACGGCACCCAGCTGTGGGTCGGCACCACCGGCACCACCGTCGTCCCGATCAGCATCACCGGTTACGTGGTCGGCGCGCCGGTCGACATCGCCGACCACGCCGCCGGCCTGGCCCTGGCCGGGCCGGTAACCACCCCGGCCGGCACCGCCGCCGTCATTCTCGGCCCGCTCGTCATCGGCAGCAGTTCGACGATCACCGCCCCGACCATCACCGGTACCGCCGTACTGAACATCGGGCCGCTGACGGTCCGGGCCGCCGACAGTCTCACCACCCGGCTCGGTACCGCCCACATCCTGCTCGGCCCGCTGATCGTCGCCGGCGTGGGCGCCCGGCCCGGGCCGGGCGGTTTCCCGATCCCCGGCTACCGGGGCCGCTGGCGGCTCACCCTCCACACCCGGACGTTCGCGCCGGCCACCCTCAATTCGACGTTGATCGCCGAACTGGCCGACGCCCGCGGCCGCCAGCTCGTCCAGGCCTGGGGGACCCCGGCCGTTTTGACGTTCAGCATGGACGGCCACGCCCAGGCCGCCGCCCTGATCGAAGAACTCGAGCATGACGTGGTGGCCTGGCGGTTCGACGACCGGACCGGCCTCGAGGTGGCCGTCTTCCGGGGCCCGATCACCGCCTCCCAGGACCAGCTGACCACCGAGAGCCACACTGTCACCTACACCTGCCAGGACTATGCCGCCGTCCTGTCCCGCCGCCTCCTGACGACCACGTATACGGTCGCGGCCCGCGATCAGGATCTGATCGCCGGCGACCTCCTGGCCGCCGGCTCCTCGGCGTCGAGCTCGTCGGGCACGTCGTTCAGCCCGGCGTCCTATGTGCCGGTCACCCTGGCCACCGTCAACCCCGACGGCACCACCCGCGGCCTGTCCACCCAGCTGCGCGATCGCACCTATTACGGCTCCCAGAACGTGTACGACGCCCTGGACGCCCTGGCCAAGATCATCGACGGGTTCGACTGGGACGTCCAGCCGTCGGCGACCAAC